TTGTATTATATTTGTTTCTTCCTTTTCTTCATTTTCTTCTTTTTCTTCTTTTTCTTCCTTAATAAAACATTTCTTTTTATGTCTCCATAATCCGGAATAATCTTTATATTTCTTATTACAAATTTCACATATATGGTCTGCGCTTAAAAGATGCTTAATTTCATTGCTATTCATTGATTTTATATGTTTAGCACTTAAACAATGATTGTTAATATTACTTTTTCTATCCGTTGTATAGTCACAACTGTCACAACAATATTTTTTGCTTAATTTTTGCTTAATTTTATTGCTAAACATTGCTATATATTAGCAATATAAATTAAGTTTTTAAATACTTTAAAATAATAATAAAAAAATTATGCTAACAAAATGAAAAATAAATAATTTGTTGCGAGACCTTAAAATTATTTTATGCAGTCAAATTGATTTTTTTCCAAAAGTCTTAAGGGCCTTTTCAAAAATAGACATTTATAAATGTCCATTTTCACTTTTTATCCTGGACTTTTCCGACAGTTTTTTACATATTTTACAATATATATTCCCAAAGTAACTTAAAGAAATTTAGTATTTTAAATATAATATTTTTAAAATAATATTTAAATATTATATGTCTATTAGTGAAATCAAAAAAAAATATGAACAAAAACAAATTGAAAAATCAGATAATAAATTAACAGAAAGTTTATTTTCAAATGACCCATATTCTATAGATAAATCATCAAACTCAAATATTGTAAAAATAGGAAAAAATAAATTTGTTTCTGTTATAAAACCAGTAATAACTGAAAAAAAAAATATAATACCTGTAACTGTGCCTATACCTATAAATGAAAAAAAAATAAATAAGTGTTATGATTTAAATGATTATGATTATGATTGCGATTTTGATTTTTTAGTTTATGATTAAAAAAATTTTGGGTTAACAACATAGTATACAACAATTAAATAACATACAATTCCTAAAACTATTGATAATAACCAAATAGGTAATATTGTTTTATTTTTATATCCAACACCAAATTCTCTTATACTACCATCAGTATTATATAAAAACATAGGTTTAGATAGTTGAATCATAGAAAAAATAGTAACAAATAAAATAATAGATACAAGGGTTACATTATCTCTAATAAAATTGCGGTACATTTATATATAATTATAACAATTTTTTATAATTTTCAACCTTTTAAAAAGTCCATTTTTTAAAAAAATGGAGTTAAAGAATTTTAGGTTGAGCCAAAATTGTTTAAAAAATAAAAAATATTGATTTATATTGACTCAATATTTTTCTAAAGCTTTATTTGGCTCAACCTTTTAAAGGTTGAATTTTAAGAATCAAAATCTATTCCATTATCATATTCTTCTTCTTCATAATTTCCATCATCTCCAGTAAAATCTGTCATATCTAGATTTTCTCTATCAATTTCATCATCAACAATGTCATCTTCAAGACCTTCCATAAATTGGTCCATATCAATGTTTTCTCCAGTAGAACTATTATGTTTTGCTAATTTTTGTTCATACTGCATCATTTTTTCCATATCTTCACGTTCTTCATCAAAATTATCTTTCACATAAGTAGTTAATCCTTTTTGAAGACCTTTACTCCATAATCCCAATTTATTAATTTTTAAAATTGTATCAGCTTCTCTTTCCTCGTCATTTAATCCTTGAAGTCTTGATGTAATATTATTTTTCTCTCTTTCTCTTATTTTAAATGTCAAATCCATAATATTTTCATATGAATAATTAGTTTTATGTCTATTATCTTCAATCGCCTGTATAAAAACTACTAAAAGATTTGAAATTTTTTGTTTTATTTCTTTTTTATTTCCTTTAAGTAATGAAATATTATGAATATTTCTAGAACCAGACTCAAAATCATTACCTCTTGATAAGTCATCTAAATATTCAGTAGTAACTAACTCCATCTCATCAATCGCAACTTTTTTAGTAGATTTTTTTACTGATGTTACGTCACTTTCTGCTAAATCAATATAATTAGTTAGAACCTTTAAAATATAATATTCAAATAAAAATTTACTTGTTCTTTCATCAAATACTGGTTTTACTTCTTTTCCTTTGTATTTAATTGATGAAAATGCGGGTGTAATATCTGATAAAACAATTATATTTTGACATATTTCTTGAATTTCTCTTAAAATACTAAATAATGATGAGTCTTCATAAAAAACTCTAAATTTTTCATAATGGCTACTAACTGAATCTTTTATATCTTTCGCATGTCTACCTGAAACCCCCCAATGTTTGGGCACACTTATATCACTGTAATCAACCTTATTTAAAATTATATTTGGAAATACTTTAACCATGTTTTGAATAAATGTTTTAAAAAACTGAATAACATTATATAGTGAATCATTTGATATCTTTGTTTCTTCGTTTCTGTTAGATTTCATTGACTCCCAGTTAGAAATATTTTCAATTGTTAGAGTTATATTACTTAAAACTTTTTTTGTGGTTGTAACACCTCTGTTTTGTGTTATAAAATCAATTATATCAGTTTTCATACTAGAAATACCTTTAATTAAAAAATTATTTAAATCTTTTGTTTCTTGTGTAGCATATTCTGAAGCTAATGAAAACGTATCTAAAGCACTTTTTATTAATTGTTTAAATGATTTTTTACCTTCAACAGAATTTTCAGGGTCAATTGGGTCAATTGTATCTAAATTTAATAATAACTTATCAATTGATGAAACTATTTGAAGACTTATATCAATATGAATTATATTTTGTTGACTTACTAATTGAAGTAATCTTAAAAATGATTCATTTGAATAATTTTTTCCAGCAAGCTTAAGCTTTGTAATAATTTCATCAGATGAATCTTTTTCTGAAACTTCAGGCTTTTCAACACATAAAGGTAATAATTTGTCATCAATCGGTACTAATGACTTAAAATGACAAAAATGAATAAATGTTAAAAAAATTGTTTTATCATCAAAATTTTGTGGTAATGGTGGATAAATATTTTTAGTATTAATATTACTAAACATTAATGTAGCTTTGGAGTAATTAACAATATCAACCATTAAATTAGAAAGTCTTTGAACAGTATTATTATACTCTTTTATGTTACCATCTGCTTCCTCAAAATATTCTATTGTGGTCTGATTTTTTTTTTCATTACAACAAGAATTTTCCAAATATGCTTCATTATTTGCTTTTGTTAGTAAAAGAGTTTTTTTATTGATAACATTCTGAATTTTTTCTTGAATGGCTAATGAAAACATAATTATTTTTGATTGAATTTCTAATATTTTTTCTCTTTGGTGTGGTAATCCACTTACTAAATCTTGTTTTAATTGTCTTTTAAAGTCAGATGAAATATCATTTAAATTTTTAATTGAAAAAGGAAGCAATGGCGGTAAAAATTGACTCCAATTTTTTATATCATGAACTGTTGATACGTCAATTTCTTGATTAACTAAAAGATATTCTGTTTTTTCATCCATTTTTCGTTTAACTTCAGATAAATCAAGTAAATACGTATCAATAAATCCTTTGATTTTTTTGGAAATATCTTCTTGTTTTAGTCTAGCTAGTGTATACCAAGGTATACTTTTACTTTTCATATTAAAAACAACACAAGAGATATAATCTAAACTGCTTAAGTCTCCAGTTCCATCAAATGGATAACCAACAAATGATTTTTTACAATTAGGAAATGTTTTTCTTGTTTTAATAGAAGGTATGTTAGTTTGAATAGCAATTAAAATCATACCAATTGTGTAATTTAAAATAAGACTATGTTGAACAAATTCATATGATGGCATTGTTTTACCGCTAGCTATTTTTTCTTTAATTTGTCTTTTATAGTCAAATTCATTAGGTAATGTATTCCTTAAAATTTCTGTAACTGTATTAATGATAAAATCTTTTTGTGTCTCAATATTAATACTCATTTCAAAAGATATTGAATTTACTATATTATTTATCATTACTACTTCTAGTGAAACTGGCTTAAGAGGTTCAGCTGATGCGGTAATAATTCTACTTCCAGCATCTTTTTCTATTACTGAACGGGTTGAAATTTTGAATCCTGCTTCATATCCTTCTTCTACACTAAAATCTATTTTTTGAATTTGCCATCCACTATTTTCATCTACCCAGTAATCACCATCATCACTTTGTTTTGACCCAAGTTTTACAATAAGAATATCAATTTCATCTTGAAAATTAACGTGTTGGTTAAAAAATATTGTTGCTATATCATATTTAAATTTAGGTAGTAATGGTGTATTTGTTGTAATACAATAAACCCAGTGCTCTGATTCAAGTTCACCTAGTGGTCCAATAAATGGAAAATATGATTTTCTTGTAAATTTATTAACAAATCTAATAATATCACTTTGTTTTTTAACAAAATCTTCTTGAGCTAATATTATATCCCTTAAATTTAAATATGGAGAAACAATATTAACAATACCTTCTTCTGTTGTATGACTTATTTTATATTTTTGATTATTATATTTTAACATTTTTTCATTTTCAATATTAATTAGTATTGGGAGTAACTTTATGTTATACGCAAATTGATTATTAATTTTATTATCAAAATCTTCTTTTGACATGGCATATTTTTTATCAAACTCACTTATTATATTTTTTAAAAGATTATTTTGTAATTCAAATTTATTTAATTCCATACTTTCACAACTATCGTCTTTCATTGTTTGCCTAGTAACGCTTATACATTTTTCTTGTAAATTACAAATTAAATCAGGACTATCAGAAGCAGCTGTTCTATCAACTGTTTCATCTAATACCCATTTATTGTCTCTACGAATATAATAATTAGCGGCTTCATTAATATATATAATCGCATATTGACCATTATTAACTTGCTTGTGTCCATTAATTAAAGTATTAGTTAAATAATCTGATTCTTCATCACTTAGTTTATATTTTTTTTTTAATCTTATCTCTCAAAAAAACAATAAAATTATCAGGAGGCATATTAAACATTTCATTTTCATAGTCATCTAAAATTCCATAATTAGTCGTGTCATATTTTTTATCAAAATAAATATTAATATCATTATCTCTAAATAGGTCATCTTCATTTTTATATAATTTTGAAATAACAATATTGTTACAATTTTTAGATTCTGCTTCATAATTCATTTTTTGGTCAAGCTTTGATTTTTCGTCATCAAATAAATCTGAAAAATCACTAGGAAACATAAGTGGAATATTTTGAATAGAAATTGCGGTGCTATAAAGTTTTTTATTATCCTTTATAGATAATTTACGTAAAATTTCAATATTAGTACTTAATTTGGATACTTGTTCATTATACATATCATAAGCATCAAAAACATCCATACGTATACTATCTTTCTCTTGTAATGTATCTATGATTGAAAAAACAGTATTTTTTTCTTTACGGTTTTTTGGTTCTAATGAAACCAAATTTAATTTAGAAAAATAAGTGGAACGACTAATAAATTTTTTATTAAATTCGGAAATTTTACTATCAATAAAATCAGTTATTTCTCTGTATTGTAAATATGTTAAATTATTCGAATAAATATTAAAAGGCTCCAAATAACCAACAACATCAACAATAGATAGTTTGCCAATAATATATTTTTTTATTAAATTAAAAAGGACAATTGTTTTGGGTATAATTGTATTAACAAATTTTTGATATATTTGGTCTTTGGTCATTTTTTTTAATTCTTCATCATTTTTCAATTCATCCAAATCTAAATTTAATACATAATTTTTTATATTATTTACAAAATTATACTCATCATATTCTATTTCTTTATTTAAACTATTAATATTTATGTTGTGTATCTTGGTATTTTTCTTTAATAATTTCCAATAATTAATAAATGTATGATTTAAATTTGCTCTCTCTAATATTGAAGAACTAGGCAAATTAATACGAGAAAATCTAATAGTTGGTTCTGGTAATGTTATAAAAGAACTTATAAATAATAAATCAGGATTTGTTAATGGAACTATTGTTGATAACATCTTATTACCACTAAAATTTGAAGCAATTAATCTATTTAATCCTAAATTATATTCTTGAGTAATAAACTGTTTTTGTTTAATTTTATTGTTATTAAATACGGATGAATTAAAGTTGTCAAGATTGTTTACAATTGTGTTTGTATTTTCTTTGATTTGTTTTATGTTTAATAAATTATTAGTTTTTTCAATATCAATATCATCAAATGGAGTAAAATAAGGGTTTAGCTCTTTATAAAGAGAAGCATATTTATTTTCTTCAACTGCTAAATCTTTAGATTTATATTTTTTAAGAGTTTCATCAATTTCAGTAAGATTTTCAATTATTTGATTATCCACCGTGTCATCTGTTATAGTTACTTTATCATTTTGTTCGAAATATATTTTTTTCATATTTTTAACAACAGGTAAAATCCAAAATAATTTTTTATCAAAATGCTCAAAATAATTTTCTAGCGGCTTATAATTAGCCCCATAAACAATTGGACCAGTAATATTATTAAATTCATCAAAAGATGAATATATCTCTCTTAATTGTTTAAACCTATCTATTGTTAAATGAATATTATTTAAAACACTTCTAGTTCTTTGTACAATTGGGTATTTTGCTAACATTACATCAAGTAAATCGGATACCTGAGAATCAATACTATATCTATGAGATTTAGCACTTACATCAAGATATTGAACAATAACACCAACATCCTCATCGCCAAATTTAATTTGGTCAGCATTTAAAATTACTTCTTTCAATTGTGCTTTAACATTTTTAATTGGAGCTTCTAAAATAATATTTTTAGTTTTCATCATTTCTTGTTCCCCCTCAAGTTCTGGAATTTTTGCCTTTGCTTCTAATTCAGAAGATACAGCTTCAGAAGGTTTCTCTCTAATTTCAATTGATTCAATTGGTAAATCTTCAGGAAGTCCTTGATATTTAAAATTAATATATATTGTATCTCCTCCTGGATAAAGTTTAAGTTCAATCATGTCTTCTTCTAAATTTGTAATTTTACATGTAATTACACTTGGCACATCACCGCCAAAATATATTGTAATCCATGTATTTGGTAATAATCCATTTTGTTTAGCATAACCAGCATCTTTGTTTCTTTTTAGTAAAATAATTGAAGTAATTGTTCCATCACCTATTTTTTTATCGGGTTGTATTTTTAATTCTGTTTTAAGTAATGTGACAACATTAATTAATTTTATTTTTGTTAAATCAATGTAGTCAATAAAAAATGTTTGATTATTAAGTATTTTATTAGGTGGGTCCTCAATTCTTATTATATCTCCTAGTTGTAAACCTATAATAACACCAGGGTCTGAAACATCATCATCATAGTCTACTACAATTTCATCTAAGTCCGGATTTTTAGTTTTAAATTCAAATGACATTTTGTTTCTATATTTATTATAGAAATTTTTATGCTTAAGTAAAAATCAATTAAATTATAGTTTAAAGACAATTCACTAATTATATTTAATAAATAATGAGCATCCCTATTATTAAACCCTTTAATTTATCTGAAATACCAGATTTTAATAATTTGGTAAACGGTACAATTACCGAAAGTAAAATTCTAAAACTACAACAAATTGAGTGCCGAACATCCAATAAACAAAAATACTCCGTTATTCGATATTTGAAAGATTTCTTGTGTTTAGATATGATTCCTACATATGGCTTATGTAGGTCTGTAATTCTT